CGTCTTTACAGTTCGGATGAAATAAACCGTTATCAATCGCAGTTGACAATAGAGGATAGTCGCCGTCTGATTTTTGACCGCCACTGTATACATCGTCGATAAAAACCTTGCCTACATACGGCGCGCATAATTCACAAGCTCCGTAACGGCGATTTACAACAACCGTTGTAATGCCCCATTGATAACGCTTGTTACCTTCACCCATAAGATTTGCGCGTTTGTTTGCGGTTCGGATAGCCATTTCCGCATAGTCTGAAAGAGTATGACGTGCACCATTCTTGTACTCGACACAATTTAAACCGGCACGCATAAAATCTCTAACGGCCATATCAACCGCCTGAGCGTATGTTCCTGCGCCTGTGTTAGCATAAACCTGAGCGTTGAAGATTGTCCGGCGGTAAATATCATCGGCTCTGCGTAAAACCGCGTATTCCGCTTTCTCAAAATCGGCGTGTGTCGATTTTATTAATGCGTCAAGCTTTCTATCGTTTATCTTAAAAAACTCGCCTTGCACCGTATTTGCGACGGTTCTCGCGTATGTCGCGCCCTGTCGTAAAGCCGACAAGATTTGATACTCAACAGCCGCCTCGCCTTCCTGCGCCGTAGTTTCGATTAATTCATCAAGCTTTTGATTAATTTCATCGAATTGCCCAGGATATTCAAGGCGGTTGCGCTCTGAATACTCTCGCAGGGCGTTGAGCTGTTCGACTTGCCAAGCCGTCCAGTTATAGCCCTCTGCGGTTTCCTCGGCTCTGTGGCGCTTGAAATTGCGAATCATACTGTCGAGCAAATTATTTTCAATGCTTTTCAGAGCACCGATAATATCGTAATCAGTCATTAACTAAAGCCCTCAATGGGCGTGCTGTCGTTTATTTCGTAGGTTTCTTCAATTTCGGCAATACCGTTTTCCTGCTTTATACGGCTGACTTCCTTCTTTTTCCATTCCTCGTCTTTACTGTCGCCGTACATTTCATCGACACCTGCCTCAATAGACATCGTTCCGCTTGTACGCGCCTTGCCGATTGTTTCAACGACACTTTCAAAGCTCGGGTTAGCGTACTCGCCGAATTTAGCTTTAACCTCGCCGATTGTCGCCTGAGTTACAACACCGTTGTTATTCATAAGGCTTATTGCGTTAATAACTGCATAGACAAGTTTGGGTAAAACCTTCTGCACCATCTCGACAAAATTCTGTCGGGTGTAAAGGGTGGTTTTCTCTTTCTCACGCTGTGCCTCGGCGTTATCAAGTTTTTTTACGTCAATACCGAGCGTGCTGGGGGAGATTATTCCCTGTAAATAAAGGTCAAGCGCGGTTATGTACGCCGACAAATACGCCTCGTGCCTGATTTCGGGAGAGTCAACGGTTATTTTTGCCGCCGAACCTTCGCTCATATCGTCGCCGATTGCGATAAAACGGTTATCAAACGGGTTAGGCTTCTGCGGCATACCTGTGTTACTGTCAAACGGAACGAGCCTTTGAGGCATGTACTGTTTCGGCCTTGCCGCTCTTGTCGCGTCCATCCACTGGCTGAAACATTCATCGAGCGCGTCGCCTGCGCTGTCCTTACCGTCAATCAGGCTCTTGCCGCGCCCTTTGAATTGCTCGGAGCTTTCAAACTTCATCGGAACAGCCCACATAACGCTATTGTCGAACGTTACGCTTGAACCTTTAGCCCACTCGGTATCGGGTAAAAAGTCAAGTTCTAACTCTTTACCCTCGTCATTCTCCAAGCTGTAGTTAACATAGCCGTAGCCGTAACTCTCGATAAACCAATAGGTTTTATTCTTGTGTCTGTATTCTGTTCTGAATTTTACCTCTCTGAGCCTTCCACGTTTATATACAAATTCGACACGCTCAGCAGGGTAGAATTCCAAAATTGCTGTTTTTGAAATTTCTTTATCAAAAGAGATTTTCCACGCGCCGTCACCGACAATTGCGACCTCTTTAAGCGCGGATTTAAGCAGCTCCTCAAATTCGTTGTCTTTGGCAACGGCTTCCCAAGCCTCCTTATATTCGCTTTCTTCCGAAAATTCTATGCCGTTAAAATCGTTCATCACTATTTGAGTAATAACATCAATGACAAGCCCCGGTAGGCCTGTGTGAAGCTTGCGGATTTCAAGCCCTTTAGTCATCGGCGCCGCCCAAAACAAAGTCGAATCGGCTCGGGTTTCTCTGTAAAATTCAACAAGCTGGTCGGGCTTACCTCTGTACCATATGCGATTTTTAGCGCAGTTTCCCTCAAAAGAATAAAGCTCCTTGATTTTAATTGTGCGGACGTCTGCCGGCTCAATTTCAAGGAACTTGCGCACCTTATTTTTTATTACTTCGGTTATTATCGCCGCCGCCTCCTATCTTTGATTTATACGGAATCCAACCATATTGATTTGAGTTTATGCAATGGTCGTTACCGTCCTCGGGCGTGTTGTCTTGCTTTTCATCCCAAGAATAACTCTCAAATTCCTGAATTGTGTTCGGGCAGTTGTTCAAAATAAACCAATGCCCGGACTGAATCCAACCCGACATCAACATTATTCGGTCAATTATTTTGAGCTGTTTCCAAGCGGGAGTGAATGTGTATATTACGCCTTTTTTGCGTTTGTATTTATAAAGCTCCGTAAGCGTCGCCTGGTCTGCGCTGTCTACATACCCGTAACGCGACAAACCCCATTTGTCGGTGCAATAATCAAGAAATTCAGCATACAAAGGCGCAAGGTCGCTCGGTGCGATAGGCTCTAAGCCTTGCTTTGCGCGTTCTGTGTTATTATAAACGCGTTCTTCAAGCTGTATATGCTTGCCGCCGGAGGTTATTCCCGAGAACGTCAACGCGAATGTATCAGGCGATTTTTGCGAGTACGCGGTATCAAGTCCGCTTGTAAACTGAATATACCGCTCTGCTTTTCTGTCATTTGTTAAGAATTGGAGCGCCCATTCCTCGGTTTTAACGTGCTTTTTGCTGTCGAAATTGGAAAAAACTAAGCCGGTAGCTTTGCCGCGCTCTCCCTCGATTTTATTCTTATATAGCTTTGTACCCTTTGGAGCAGCGGCTTTCTTTTTTTCAATATCCTCAGCGGTTAAGCTGAGATTATCATTGAACGAAAAAAACCAATACCGCCAACCGGGTACCGGTGTTTCTGTCAGCTCAGCGCGGATTGATTTAGGTATATCCGCCTCGTATTTCTTATATGGTCTGCTGCGGTTAACAAATTCTTTATAAATCGGCAAAGTCGGATTGTCGGGATTGAGCGTCGCCATTAAATAATCGTTTCTGGTTGACATCTCACGCACAAATTCAATGTCCGCCGTGTTTATCTCGTCGATGAATACGCAACCGAACTGAGCACCGAGAACCATTTGCCATTTATCGCGGTTATCGTAACCGAGGATATAAATTATTTTGCCCTCAAATTTGATATGAGGTAATTTATAATCTTTGTCGCCGTTGCCGTAGTACCGCGCGTTTTTGTGCAGGTCAAGAATTCCATTATCCTGCTGAATAATAGTCTCCTCGGCTTTACCTGTGGTTTTGGCGGCAATCACGTGCAACTTCTTTGTGCTCGCTGATACCTTCAACATAAACTTAACGCCTGCGCCTACGGTAGTTTTTCCCGAGGCTGTTGTACCCTCGAGGAATTCAGCGGTCGCATTGGTTGAGTTTATAAAATCAATGTACTTTTGTGATAGAGGGAATTTACTCGGCAAGCCCCTCACCGCCTATTTGTTTGAAAACGTCCGACAATTTCTCGGAGACTTCAACTTTTAAGCTGTATTTGCCCTTAAGTTCAAAGTATAGTTTAATAGCCTGAACGTCACCGCTTTTACATTTTGCGATTAAGGACTTCCAAACAGCCGACAACTCATAATCGGTGAAGCGGTCAATCCGCTCTTGAATGTAAGCGAGGTATTCGGGTTCTTTCATCCAACGGTAAAAAGTATTACGTGACACTCCTGCACTTTTGCATATTTCAGAAATACTGCCGGTATAATCAGGATTTGTCAGCATTTCCGCAACTTTGAGCTTTGCGCCCTTGAATCCTGTTTTGTTAGATTTTGTCACCCTTTTCACCTCGCATTAAAACAAATTATTAAAAACAAAACCGCCCATATTCGGACGGTTTAGCCATAAGGAGATTATTTATGAACCACATCTTTTTTGCGGTATCTCTATTTTATATTATACTGCCTTAAAACGTAACAACGTAACAAATTTAAGAATTTTTACCAAATGTACCTATGACACATCATTTTAATTGAATCGGGTGTTGAGCTAACTTTCGCGGCAATTTGAGGCCAGCTCATACCGCATTTTAACTTCATATAAAGACAGTTCTCTTCAAATTTCCGCGAATCAAGCTTATTAACCGCCGAATCGCGCCTAAAGCGCAATGCTTGAATCTCGGTGTTGAGGTCGGCAATTTCCGCAACCGCTCGCCCGATTTTATCGCCTGAGCCTGAGCCGGACGGCGTGTCGCTGAGTTTAGGCGTAGTGGAGCACACTTCGCTTTCAAGCCTACCGAGCCGAGATTGTAAATTGCGAATCTCCTCGTCTATGATTTGAACTTCCTTATATGTCATTTAATTATCTCCGTTTTTAAAAAGCATAGGGGTATTTGCTTTTGTAATAGAATTCCCCAAGTATGTACAGTCTTTTGATGTTTTTGCGACGAATACGGCGCGTTTTGCCGTGAATCGCTAAATGTTTCAGTTTCGGATATTGTTTAGCCGCTTTGCAAAAATACATTGAATTTTTCATCAATATGTATTTTTGTTCGCGACGATAATCTCTCATTAATGCGTTAATTCGCACCGCCCTTATCATACTTTTGAAAGTGTCAATAATTGTCGGTAACACTTTTGCTACACCGTCAAGAATTGCTTTTCTTAAGGCGTTTATTTTTTCTGTGATTTCATCAATATCAAGGCGCGTATTAGTTAACAAAATTTTATTGTCCATCAAAAATCTCCTTATCCTTGTAGCACGCAACAGCTCGCGCACAAATATTGTAATTAGCACATATCAATTCAGGCAGGAGCCTGTTCGAATATCGTATTTTCTGAACGTTCAAATGTGGGCAAACCGCGCAGCTCTCATTAAGTGCTTCAATCTTAATTATTACTTTTGCCATTGTCATCACCTCAATTTCGCTTAATAGCCGTCGTTAAATTCAGTCAGCCAATTTTTAACAGCTACGTGAGCTTTTGCAAAACATAGTTCCATATCTAAATCCTGTTCATAAGCTAAAACCGCGTCAGCACCATTTCTCGGCGTTCCCGGGTAATCGTCAGCTCGCCCTTTCTGATAAACAGCGATTGTCCAATCGGTTATCTTACTGTATGTTATTTCAACGTGAATTGGAAAACGTCGTTTCAATTCATCAATAAATTTTAGAAAATCTTGCATTGTCATTCCCTTTCTAAAAAAAATAATTTCCCCTAGCCAAGCCGCAAATTGTGTGTTTGTGTAAATAAGCATAAGCTGTTATTAAATTGTAGTGCAGCTCGGCAAGGGGCAATTTGTGATTACTTCATATAATCACCTCGTTTCTGACCTCGCCGCTCCGAGGTTATTGCACGGAAATAAAAATGAACGGAATTATTTGAACAGCTGAGCGGCGCTGTTGTGGGTTAAATAGGATCTGAATTAATAAGGTCGAGAATTTCGCCGAGCTGCATTTTTTTCAATTCCTGAATAAGCTCCTGCCTACCTTCACGCCGACCTTTTTCAAACTCTGTTTCGGCTTTTGTTTCACAAACCGCAAAAGGAATATTATCCGGCAGCTCGTCAGAAAGAAAACAAGTCAATCCACATATCATAGGCGGAAACTCCTGAACAGTATCTCCTATTTTTTCGTAACTTCTCTTAACTAAAGCTATTTCACTGTTAAGAAATACGGTATTTGCTTTTATGCGGTGCTTTTGTGCCTCAGCCAAAGCTTTTTGGATATATTCTTCCAAATTCATAATCATTTGCTTTCTCGCTCCTTCAACGCCTGTTCGGCTTGCTCTTTGGTAAAGAAAAGGCTTTTATTTAGCTCTCTTGCAGGTAAATGAAGGAAATGTATCCTTCTTTCAGCTTCGACGATTTCTATAATTGGTTCACCGGAGTTTATCAGAATTTTGCTAACAGAATAGGCTAAAATATTGTTATAAACATTATGCAACAAATAAACCGTATCGCCCACCTTGCACGGAAGCTCCACAAATCGGGAGCGGTCTTTGAAGTGTTGACATTGCATACTGTCTAAAACAGTAAAGCAAACATCACCGTGTAAACACTTATTGCACTTTGCCATTACTCGCTCACCTCCGCTTCGATGATTGTTGGTGATAAGAGCACACTTCTCAAGCAGGTATTCCATCCTTTTGCATAATCAGTTAAATTGTGCCTAAATGCAGTCGGGAAAAAATCACTTTCGCAATCAATCAGTCTGCCATGAAGCGTGGGGAGTTCGACATAATTACCTTCAAATATTAAATT